AAAAAGCATTTCAAAAGAACTTAAACAGTTCATGCAGAATTTAAATAACTTCGATCCAGAACAAGAAATAAAAGATTTAGGTAAGTTTGTAAATACATTTGAGTGGAACCAAATTATTGCTATTTCTCTTGCTTCTATTGCTTCAAGATACGGAATAGATAACATTTTAGATGATGATTTTGTAAAGACTTTATTGGTAGAAAGAATCTCAAAGACTTTTAATGATACAAAAACATTCAATGTTATTCTTGATTCTTTATCCCTTGAGCACTTGCAAGCGGTTGCAGTTCTATTGGAAACCTTAACACTAGACTTTGGCGAACCCCAAAAGAAAAAGAAAGATGTTAAAGCAGACCTAGTAGGTGAAGATGTATCAGAAGAAGATACTTTTAAAAATGATCGAGATAAGTTTCTTGGTGCTTTATCAGACTTTAGAGAAAATGAAAGTGTTGCAACCTTCCAGAAAAACTTAAAATCAACCATAATCAACTTAACAGACTGTGATAGACAAGGAAACGCAGATCTTTATCGAGAATTAATTACATTTATTGTTTTAGAGTTAGGTGCACCAATTTTAGATTATTTTGATGAATGGTCTGATTTCTTAAATGCTTGGGACATAAGAAATCTTGATTTTTGTAATTTGCCTGATTTAAACATTCCAAAATTTAAATTATTTCCAATAAGAATAAACATTCCTGATTTATCAATACCTGATTTATTTAAGTTTATTTTTGATTTAATTAAAAGAATCCTTTTTGCTTTATTATCAGCAATCTTAAAAGCACTTGTTAACTTTTTGCTTTCCTTAATACCAGACTTTATTTTTGACTTTGAGCCTTGTGAATTTGCAAATGCCTTGAGGGATTTCGGGGCTGCATTAAGTTCCGCTATTTGCAATGGTATTAATAACGGAGATGTTTTAGGGAGTATTGCACAAGAAGGGTGCAAACTTTTCCCACAGAGACTCGATAGCCAAGACAACACAAGAAGAACCGTTGAGTTTGTATCTGCTGGATGCAAAGGGCTTCTACCTGGTCCAGACTTATCGGAAATGCTCAGTGGAAACGTCACAGATATTACAAGAGAGCGTGCGGCTGCGTATTTTAGAGCCACCGGTGCTAATGAAAACTTTATACAAGAAATCACTTCAAACGATGAAATCTTATCAGAAGTTGGTGGTGCTATTGGTCAAGTAATAGGTTTTGGTAATTTGCTTGACGCTCTTGACGAATTTCAGCCTCTTTTACCAGTATCTGCATTTGATCTTTGTGCTGATCCAGAGTTAGAACGAGTAATCGAAGATCTCTGCGCTAACGATAACCCTGAGTTGCGAGAGCAGTTGTTGGAGATTCTTGAAAACCAAAGGCAAGCAGAAAAAAACAACGCAGCAAAAACATTTGGCTATCTTTCCGATCCAAATACTTTAAGAAGAGAAATAGAAGACGCCACACCAAACTTAGCGCACCCTTCTATAATCATTCCTCCAATAGTCAAAGAAAGTGGAAGAGAAAATCTACCGGTCGTAAAAAATAGAAATGATTTTGCTCTCAAGCGAGATGAGCAAAAACTAAAAGAAATAAACGAAACAGTTATTGACTCATCTTTAAACATTCTTGATGGTGCAATAAATGCTTATGGCAGTGGTTTAAGTGCAAACTATCAAGAATACCAAAGAAAGATTTTAGAATCAGAAAGCGCTATTCTTGGAGCTGTCCCAACCTTAGCACTAGCACCACCTATTACAGATCCCATTGGAAATGGTGATTATGATGGATCTGCAAGAGCAGGAATTATAAACAGAGTTTACTCAAACGACAATTACAACCAAGCAAAAATACCTTCTTCAATGCAAGCCGTTATTGATGAACTAAGCCTCTTTCCAACAGAAGAAACAAGCACAAACTATTTTGAAGTTGGAAAAAACTATTTTCAAAGAAAAGTTTCTCAGGTAGCAGACAACAACAACTTAACTGGGGGCGCCCTTTCTTATTTCTCAAACATTGGTTCACAAATAAGAGAATACAGAAACCCTAGAAACTTTATGAGAGATAAAGTAAAAGCAATTGCATTACCTTATCTAAACTTAGTTGATGACGTTAATTTTAACGCACTAGCAGTTGAAATAAGAGATTTAGGTTTCCAAATAACAATCGCTACATTACCAGGTGGCGAAGAAATAAAGAACCTTATTGCAAGAGACGTAGAGCCAACTTCTTATTCGAATCTAAGTTCTGATAACTCTCGTGATAGAGTAAGAAGAGAGTATTTCAGCGGCAGTCTTTCTCAAGACAGAACATACAAAAGATTTATTGAAACAGAAACAACCTATTCTGATCTGTTATTGGCTAAGACAGACGCCGAAGTTGCAGTTCTAGAAGAAATCATAAATAAAATGATTGTTTGTATTGCAATCCAAAGGGCGCACATAATACAAACACAGAGAAACAATAACTCAGAAGGTCAAATTTTTATAATTAATGATTTATTCACAAACTTCTATAATGACTCTTCTCTAATGAGAGGCATAAAAGAAGAATTAAATCTAAACCTCCAACAACTTGTGGTTCGTTTGGACAAAGACACAGTATTGACTGGCGCTCCCGCAGTTAGCTATTATCTTTACGAGATAAACAAAGTAAAAGGAAATCTAGATAATCTTGAAGAAAAACTTGGAAGAACACCCTTACCAAGTGACTTACTAAATTTTGCTATTCAAGATGCTGTAAATCTTATCAATGCTTCTTTTGATCAAACGCCTCTCGGCTCAACAAGATCAAAAGCAACATCAGTGCTAGAAACAAACCGCTTTGGTGCTAGAAAACGTATCTTCTATCCTTTCACCACGCCGCTTGTTTCTGAAATGAATTTTGGTACGGAAACAATTACCGGGCTCAAAAATGCTTGGGAATTGACTGATGTTGATGGTAGTGGAGATAAAGACTTATTCTTGGCTTCTTCAACAGCCATACAAGTTTCCATAAAGGCTGATTCACCACTAGGAGAAAGAGTTGATGAGTTAGATTTATCTACTATTATTACTGGTGGCGTTGCAAAAACGGCGCTATTAAATCAACTAGTTGCTCGCTTCTTGAGTGGTGCGCCAATACTTTTAAATTATTCAGATGTTTTTGATGATAACCGACTAAGATTTATGCGACAAGTTTACACACTGGCCAGCAGACAGCTTTCATTAGACCAAGAATTTGAAGAATTTATTTATAGTAATTTTGATTTATCTTTAAATTATAAATTGTATACTTCATTTTTAAATGAATCCGTCAGAACTCCAGAAAGCTTTACCGGAACCGGCCCACTAGGTGAAGCATCGAGAACAATTGCCACAACTGCAAGAGCAAGACTTCTTGAAGGAGAAAAACAATCGCTTGGGCTTTATGGCGGAAACTCTGTTAGCGTTGTGCACAATACAAATGCTTTTGAAGAAATTTATAATGTAGCTTTTTCTTTTATTGAGTTAGCGTCTATGACAATACCCAATCTCACAAAAGAAATGATCGAACAAAACGATTTAGACCGAAGAGAAAATAGAATACAATTCCTCAAAAACTATTTCTCGCAAGATAGTCAGTACCCCATTTCCACACAAGTCCAACAGAGCGGAGAACTGAACTTAGTCTTATCTGCAATGTTCCCAATAGCAAACATTATCAATGAAGCAACTACTTACTTTGTAGGGAGGGTAGAAAGTGGAATTGACTTTACCGACCCTAACGACATTAGAGGTATAATCTTCTCTAATGTAGAAAATCAAAAAACAATCTGTTCTACGATTACAAGGATAAACTTACTAAATGAATAATCAAAAAGCCGTCAACATAGATTTTGATGTATTTGAGAATGATCAAGTATTTGACTCTATTTCAGACGCTCAAAGATTAGTCGATTCTGATTTAGCAGTTCCATCTGACGATCAGATTAGAACTTCGTTTCCAACTTTATCGGTAAGTTTACCAATAGACAAGACCACAGCAAACAACTCATCTGATGGCTACTTGATGGTCAGAGGCTATGAAGAGTTAGTAAAACAAAACTTCAAAAACCTAATGCTAACATCACCGGGTGAAAAAATGATGGATCCTGCTTTTGGTGTTGGGCTAAGAAGGTTTTTATTTCAACAAGAAACTCAGGCAAACCCACAACAAATTAGAGGAAAGATTATTTCTCAAACAAGAAAATATCTACCTTATGTCTCAATAAGAAACATTTCTTTTAACTCTAATACTTCTGTTGAGAATGCATTACAAATATACATTTCTTATTTTATCAATCCACTAAATTTAGAAGCAGTTTTTAATTACTCTGCAGCAAAAAGAATCTCACTGGAACCTAGAGGGCTTATTTAATGGCAAAAATAACCAAGCCACCAATTGATTACACATCACGAGACTTTAACACAATCAAGGAAGATCTTGTTAGTTTCGTAAAAAGATACTATCCAGATACTTTTAAAGACTTCCAAGAAGCCGGCTTTGGCTCAATGGTTCTTGATACCACTGCTTATGTTGGTGACATTTTATCATTTTATTTGGATTATCAAGTTAATGAGTCGTTTTTAGATACAGCCAGTGAGTTTGAGAATGTAATCAAAATAGCAAACCAAATGGGCTATAAATACCAACCCAATAAAACCTCAACAGGTGTTTGCACTTTTTATGTTTTGGTTCCTGCAGAAACATCTACTACTTTTGAGTCTGGTGCTCGCCCAAACTTAACTTATGCCCCTGTACTCAAAAGAGGGACATCGCTTTCGTCAAGAACTAACATTCCTTTTATTTTAACAACCGATGTTGATTTTGCAGATCCAGAAAATGAAATAGTTGTTGCACAAAGAGATGCAACAACTGGTCGACCAACTCAATACGCTGTAAAAGCCTTTGGTAGAGTTGTTTCTGGTGAGGTTAGTATCGCCAAAAGAACTGTTGGAGCATTTAAGCCGTTTCAGAGTGTAAGACTAAATAACAACAACATTATTGAGATCTTATCTGTTTTTGACTCAAACAACAACCAATACTACGAAGTACCAAACTTAGCACAAGATACTATCTATCGACAGATTCCAAACAACGGAGCCGATAGAGCATTTGTAAAGTTCTTGTTACAACCAACGTCATCTCCAAGAAGATTCCAGACCGTAAGGCAGCAAGGCGCTCTTTTCCTCAAATTTGGCTATGGTTCTGAAGAAGACTTAGAAACAGCCGGCAAGACAGTAATACCAAGCAAGAAAACAATCGATTTATTTGGTAAAGAATACATTTTTGATACTTCTTTCGATCCAAACGTTCTTTTAGAGAGCGGAAAGTTTGGTGTTTCACCAGCAAACACAACTTTAACGATTACTTATCGTTCGAACACTGACGCCAACGTTAATGTTCCTGTTGGTTCTTTGACTGGTGTTAAACGAGCATTCTTTAAGTTTTCGGAAGCAGCAACTGATGAAACCCTTAAGGCGGCTGTCCGAACTTCTCTTGAAACAACAAACGAAGAGCAGATTGTAGGCGATACTTCTCCTTTACGTTCAGAAGAAATAAAAGTTTTAGCCGCTAACTCTTTATTTGCACAAAATAGAGCAGTAACAGCAGCAGACTATCGTGCTTTGTGCTTCTCAATGCCTTCTGGGCTTGGCGCTGTCAAGCGTGTCGCCGCCTATAAAGATACTGCAAGTCTAAAAAACAACATCAATCTTTTCGTATTGACTGAAGATCAAAACAGAAAACTCATCACCCCAACTGTTTCTCTTAAAAACAATCTTCGAACATGGATCAACAGGCATAAACTGTTAAATGATTCTGTCGACATTTTTGATGCTAAGATTGTTAACATTAAGATAGACTTTATTGCCGTCGCAGAAGATGGCTACGATAGAGCAGCAACTCTCGCAAGAGCAGAGCGTTCTCTTCGTGCTTATCTTAGAAACAACCCTAACGACATTGGTGAGCCGATTTACATTACAAAAATGATCAATGCAATCAACGAAGTGGAAGGCGTTGCTGATGTAATAAGATTGGACGTTAATAGAAAAACCGGAACAAACTATTCTTCAACTGTTTTAAATGTCCTAGCAAACACTTCTGCAGATGGACGAAAAATCTTTATACCAAAAAATGTTATTTGGGAAGTTAAGTTCCCAAGACAAGACATTAATGGAGAAATGAGATAATGGCTTTTAAAAAGTTCTTTGCAACAAAAGATAACACAATAACAGATGCATCAGCATACGGTGGCACAACCAGAGCAACCGGCTCAAACATGGGTCTTGCCGATGCGCTAGAAGTTTTTAAGATTTATGGAAGCATAACGACATCTTCTATTGAAACCAGTCGTGCTATTGTTCAGTTTGATACAACAGAAATAAATACCGCAAGAACAAACAGCCAAATACCTGCTTCTGGCTCTGTTTCGTTTTATCTTAACCTTTATAACGCAAGAACACCATTTACAGTTCCAAGAAATGTTGACTTAATCGTTCAGGCTATTTCCACAGAGTGGGATGAAGGTCGTGGTATGGACATGGACGAATACAAAGATCTAGGAAAGTCTAACTGGGTTTCTGCCTCAACAACAACAGCATGGACAACAGAAGGCGGTGACTTTTTAGATTCAGCCATTTACAACAAAACTTTTAGACTTACAGACGGCACAGAAGATTTATCTATTGATATATCAGACCTTGTAGAAGATTGGATAGACGGTACCATTGACAACTACGGTGTTATTGTTCGTCTTTCCGGCTCTCTTGAAACAGACTCAGACTCTTACTATACAAAGAAGTTCTTTGCTCGCTCATCAGAGTTCTTTTTCAAGCGCCCAACAATAGAAGCACGCTGGAACTCTTCTGTTAAAGATCAAAGAGGAGACTTTTATGTTTCTTCTTCAATGCTCTCAACAGAAAACTTGCATACAGTCTATCTTTACAATAACTTCCGTGGTGTTCCAACAAACATTCCTGCGATAGGAACCGGCGAGATCTATGTAAAAATCTTTGATGCTGCAGCAGGTGGAACAGAACTCAACTCAGCAGTTTCAGTCGACTATCCAATAACAGGCGGCTATGCTGACGTAGGGTTGTATTCTTGTTCTTTTGATCTTAATACAACCGCATCAACAGTTTATGATCGTTGGTTTGACTCAACTTTAACAACTTGCTTCCACACAGGAACAATAGAGTTGAAAACTTATAATGCTCAAGAAAATAACAAGATAGAGCCACTTATTCTTTCTGTAACAAACTTAAAAGACATCTACAGCACAGCAGAAACAGATACAAGAGTAAGGCTCTACACAAGAAAGCGAAACTGGTCCCCAACCATTTATACAGTAGCAAGTACAGCAATAGAAAATTATTTTGTTGACAACATGTACTATAAAGTGGTAAGAAAAGTAGATAATGTTGATGTTGTACAATACGGTACAGGCTCAACAAACCACACCCTACTATCTTATGATAAAGACGGATCTTATTTTGACTTTGACTTCTCTGGTTTAGAGGCAGGGTACATGTATGAATTCAAGTTCATAATTAAAGAAGGAACTATTTATAATGAATACCCAACTGGCTTTAAATTTAGAGTAGAAGAATAATGACAATAAAAAAGTATTTTGAGAATAATTCTTTTTCAAATAACTCATTAACCGACCTTGAAAGCAAAGAGGGCATCGATTTTGAGTCATTTGAGTATCTTGACGAACTAGAAGAGCAAAGAACTAGGTTTATACCTAATGTCGACTTCTCCAAGCCAGAGAACTTTGCTCGTTATGGTCTTGCTGAACAGTATTATAAAGATGCAATAGCAAGAATTATCAACAATTATCCATACGACGGCTCCAAAAAAGAGCTTGTTGAGTGGTATAACGACTCAACTTACTTTGATTTATACGTTTTTGAGAACGAATACCCAAGATCTAACGGCTATGGTATCTTTGCAGCCAATGGCTGGGGTACTCAAGTGTCAACGGCTGATGGCTACGGAAAGCCAAGTTCTTTAGAGTACATTTATGTTAAAGGCGGCCCAAACCCGGGACCCAGTGGAAGTTACGTTGGTGGTAACATTTATGATCCCACCGAACAAAGAAACTCAAACTTAGCCTTAAACTTAGGAACTCGTGGAGCAACAGTCGAGTTTTGGCTTAAAAAAGACGAATTTATTCCTTCTTTAACAGAAAGAGAGGTTATTTTTGACCTTTGGAACAACGAATTAAGCAGTTCAGACTCTTATGGTCGTTTCAGATTAGAGCTAAATACCTCAAGTGCTGGCAACTTTGCTTCTTCTAAGGCTTTCAGGGCTATTATACACTCTGGATCGGTCAGAGAAGAGGTATTATTAGGTGATTACACAACAACAGCCTCATTTACATCTCAGGGTTGGACACATTTTGCTTTTGCGGCATCAAGTACCGCAATAAAACTTTACAAAAATGGTGAATTAGACTCCTCAGTAGGGTTTGGCAGTGTCTTTAATAACATTTCCGGCACGTTAAATGCTTATGTTGGTGCTCTTATCACTGCACCTTCCGGATCTTCCGCTTCAACCGGTGCTGGTGGTCTTTCTGGCTCTATTGACGAGTTTAGATACTGGAAAATAACAAGATCTGAGCGAGACATAGAAAGAAATTGGTTCACAAACGTATACGGTGGTACAAATACCGACGATGCAAACACAGATTTAGGTGTTTACTTCAAGTTTAACGAAGGAATTACCGGAAATTCAACAACAGACGCTGTTGTTTTAGATTATTCAGGTCGTATTTCTAATGGTACATGGACAGGCTATACTTCAGCATCAAGAAATACCGGTTCTGCTATTGTTTTGGCTTCCGCAGCCGAAAAAGAGTTCAAAGATCCTATTCTAAGAACTACAAATACGCTCTATACCACATACTACGACTCTTCACTTGAAAAAGGCAAGCGTCATGACTTAAATAACTCATCAAACCTCTACTATTCATACCCTGATTGGATTATTGATGAAGATTTAGAGAACGGCAGTAAACTTCTTCAGATAGCACAAGCAATCTCAAGTTATTTTGATACAGCACACTTACAAATTGAGGCAGTTCGTGCTCTTAAAGACATAGAATACACAAGGCAAACAACAAACTCTGATGATAAGCCTATTCCATTCGCAAATCGCTTATTAACTGAAAAAGGTATTTTTGTACCTGATTTGTTTGTTGAGAGAAATCTAATAGAAGATCTTACTCAAAAAGATGATGTTAGAAACTTAGAGTCTGATCTTTTTGATCTTAAGAACCTTATTTATCAAAACATTTACAACAACCTTACCGACATCACAAAGAAAAAAGGCACAAAAAGCGCTATAAGAAACATTTTGCATACTTTTGGTGTTGGTGATGAGTTAGTTTCTGTAAAAACTTATTCAGATAAAGAAAAATTAGTTTTAGAAGATGAAAGAAACATAACTTCTCAAAGAACTAAGTTTATTGACTTCTTTAAGCCAAACTTTAGAGATGCTAGCGTTTATCAGACCGGTTCAGTCGCAAATGAGTTGGCTTACATCTCAGGTTCTGCAGAAAAAACAAGATTATGCATTGAGAGTTTTGTAAACTTTCCAAAAATTGATGAGACAACAGAAAGAGATCTAATACCAAACTTCTTAACAGCATCAATCTTTGGTCTTCACGATGTTGATACCACATCAGCACCATATAACACTTGGGAGTCTCCATCTGCTGCTTCTATTTTCGTGAGAGCGATAAAAGATGCAACAGAACCACAACTTGCTTATTTTGAAGCTAGTTCTTCAGTTGCTGGAATAACAGCAGTTACATCTTCAAAATTTGATGACATTTACAATGACAGCAATTGGTACTTTTCAGTACAGTTAGAGCCGCAAAATGAAGAACTTTTCCCATCTTCTTCATTACCTGATTACAATTTTGTATTTAGAGGCTATTCTTATGTTGGTGGTAATCTAAATCAGTCTTTTGCTGTTTCTTCTTCTATCGCAAGAGCAACCGCATTATCTTTCTTACAGACTAACCAGAAAGTATACATAGGCGCTGAGAGAACAGACTTTACTGGCGGACTTCTTTACAGTTCAGATGTACGAAATGCTGGTTTGAGATTTTGGTTAAGAAACTTAACCGAAGCCGAACAGCAAGCACACGCTCAAGATTTCTTAAGTTATGGTGCATTAACTTCTAAGAACAATGCCTACTCTCTTGATGATAACGTTAGAGATTTTGATTTAGCATCAACAGATTATCTTGCTCTAAACTGGCAATTTGACAAAATAACCTCAACAGACTCTTCTGGTCTTATCGAAGTATTAGATGCTACGTCTGGTTCTGCAGAAAGAAGAAGCAGAGGTTCTTACATTGATGCTGTTGCCGGCTACCACTATCCCGGCACTTCTTACGAGTTTCCTGTATCATCTACAGATGTTGTTGAAACAAAGTTTGTCGACTCTTACACAACAACAGGCTTTGATGGCTACAATGCAGACGACTTAGTTGAGGTCAAACAAACAGAAGAAGAAAGATTTGGGTTAAACAGAAGACTTGTTTCTTACATTACAGCCGTAGAAAAGAGCGCTCAAGCAGGTATTGATGAAGAAATGTTAAAAATGTTTGGCTCTGTAAAAGAACTAGCATTACACTTCTCTAGTCCTGTTGACCGATACAGAAAAGAATACAAAGATCTTCGCTTTTTAAGAGAACGTTTCTTTAAGAACGTTGCAAATGATGTTGATGTTGAAGATTTCTTAGAGTTCTATAAGTGGATTGATAACGGAGTTCAGGCTTTAATAGCACAACTTATTCCAGCCACAGCAAATCATAATGAAGATGTCTTTAACGTTGTTGAATCACATGTCTTAGAAAGAAACAAGTATCAAAACAAGTTCCCAACACTAGAACTTCGACAACCAGACCCGGTAAATGGCATCGATACAGTTTTACGAAGTGGTCCGGGTTGGGCTTTTAATCACGCACCAATTCCATTTAACCAAAATAAGAATTGTTTTTGGTGGGAAGTTAGCGCTAACCGCTCTGGTTCTGTTATAACTTCCGGCGATGCAGCAGTTGATGCCGACCGAGAACAAATAAGAGCAGTCCGTTTTTCTGCTATCAACCGTTCTTACTCAACACCGCAGGAATTTAAGGTTGATGATTTATACGTTGGAAAAGACACAAGAGAAGGAACTTACTGGGACGCAGCCATTCAAGAATTTGGCTCAATAACAGACGTAGATGGACCTGGACCTCTTACACAATCTGTATCAGTCGATTATCTTCTTGTTCACGATTATGATGTTTACGATCTTGAAGATTGTACTGACGTTATTGATCCAAATAAGAAAGTTAAAAGATCATTTAAAATACAAAACTCAAGGGAATACGACGAGTCTTATTCTTATGGTAAGGGACATTTACTTGCTCCTTTCACACTTTGGAGTTCTTCCATTGATACAGGATACCAATCAGAACTCGGAACAAACTTTAAGTCAAATATTGGATTAAATAATCACCATGATGATGTTTATTCTCGCTTCCGCAATGCCTCTTTACAGTCTCCGTTCACTGAAGGGTGGGTCGGTGGTAGGCAATACCGACACATTGCGTTAAACGCCGGCTCAGACGCACAGGGAACACGCCCCGAAGGCTTTTATCTATTGGCTGGTGCTGATTTTGCCGGAACTGCTTCATTGGGCGTTGTAAAAACAACTTATACCTCTGATGGAACACACGATTTTGACACGCCTCGTGCTGCTCTTTATCGTGAAGAGTTAGCAAAGCGCCCCCTTAACATTAAAAACAGACAATACTCAACTGTTTCTTCTCGTTTGGGCAACTTTAAAGAAACTTATGAAGTTGTAATGACCAACGGAAGAACCAAAAACAACCTTTGGTTCCACGACAACTCTTCACAAGTTCTTACAGAAACAGAAGTTTGGAACTTAAACAGAGGAACAACTTCACCTTATCTAAACGCCACACTGCCCACAAGAGGCGTCGTAAAATCAGTTATAGTAAACCGTTTCTCTGCTCCCGGAGGTCCTGAGATACAATCTCGTGGCTATTTAGAGCCTACTGGTGAAGAACTATCACCTTATAATGCTTATCCGTTTAGAAATACAAGCGTTATTTTCTCAAGTGGATCAGGGAATAATGACTTTACTGGCTCAACTGGTCCGAGAGTTAACATAAGTACAAACATTCATACACAAAATGACGGCTTAAGAGTACTTCTTTCAAGACGTCGTGGAAAGTATGGTGTTGATTCTGTTTTTGGAAGCGTAAACTCTTTAGATTACAATACAACCGGCTCTTATCAAAAAGTCTATGAGAACACCTACAACTATACAAACGCATCAACAACTAGAGTTTATAGTGGGACTGTCTCAACTGGCGGTTTTAAAGTAGCCACAAACCCTGCAGGTGGAGATACCATAACAATTCCATACACCTCCACTCTTTCTGTAGCATTTACTTTTGTTGTTGGTGCTTCAATTGTGCCTACTGAGATTACCATTGGTGCATCAACTTCTGACACAGCTACAAATGCCGCAACTAAAATAACTAATCACCCAACATTATTAAGTTATTTATCAGCAACAGCTGTCGGGACTAACGTTTCAATAAGTTTTAATTCGGTTGGCGCAAACAATTATACAATTTCAACTAGTGTTCCTGCTAAACTTACAATTGTCGACTTTTCAGGTGGAACAGATCCAATCGATGAAACTTATCCAAGTAGAACATACTACGACAACTTCTTTATTTCGCATCAAATACCAAGAACCCCAGCAAATTATTCGTGGGTTAACTATGCGCTAACTGGAACTAGTGGTTCTTTCTCTTACTCAAGAAATGCAACTATTCCAAGTGGCTCAACTTCACAGACAATACCTTTTGCTGAACTTATAACCCTCAATGAACAAAACCCGGGACTTAACCGTTCCTACACCGGTCTTTACACAGGATCTTCAATAATAGCAGCCCAAATAACTGCTTCCCTTTATTCTTCAATGGTTGATCAAGGTTCTACCGAGATCGCAAACACATTAACTGCGCCAAATGTAAGACTAGAAAACTTCCACACATACGCACATTCAATAAATAACTCTTTATTTGGATATAACTCATTTAGACAAATAAGAGGCGGCGAGTCAAAACAAGCAAAATCTTTAAGAGAAAATAATACTTTATCATTTAGATACGGTAAAGTTGAGCCAACACCATTTACGCCAGGAAATGATTGGTTGGTTAAAAATATCTCTTATGCTCCTGCCGCTATCCACTTCCCATTACAGCATTCAATTCTACAAGGTGGAAGAAATGTAAACTTAAATTACTCTTTTGGTAATGAATACGAATTCTATCCATTAGGCGAAAGAGAACTAGCAGCAATAACTGATACTGCAACAATTCGTGAAAGAAAGAAAGGAAACTACTCTATTATTTCCGATCTTTACACAGATCCAGCACCTTACAGTATTGAGACTGACTTCAATAAACTAACTTACAAACAGCCAATCTGGCCAAAAACTGAGAATACATTCAGAAAAATCAATCGTCAAAGAACACAATTTACAATTGATTGGTGGAGCGCCGGTAGAACATCAAGGCAAAGAAATGATTATGTGACTGATTTTGGCTACACTGAACTAACTCAGTCAATTTGGACGCTAGATGGTATTACAGGATCTGATGCTTATAATCCGTTAGATTTAGTCCAACCTTCACAGTATGGAAATGGTAGTGGTGAAACTGGGGTTGACCCATTTACAAACTTGCAACAACTTGGTGGCGGGTTACTAAATAACAATCATTCATTATTATTTTATTGTAATGTTTCCGGGGCTTACGGTTCGAATGTAGTTGACAATAACGTTTCATTAAGATTCCTCCCTTTCTATGCCAGACCACACGCAATTGCAGATACTTCAAGTTTGAGTGCGGTAGAGAAAGTGCAAATAGTTGGTGCAACACCGTGGACTGCTGCTGAAGAAGCAGGAAAAGAACCATTCTATTATAAAGATTATGATCACTATATCCAAGATCTAAAAACCTCAGCAAAAGAATACAGTATTATACCAGAATTTAGAATCAGTGAAAGAATTGATCAGATCTTAGGTTCTGAACTTGGTGAAGATACAGCACTTAGTCCAACATTGGATCTTACAGGTGCTTTCTATGTTGATGATACAAATGACTCTTTCTATACAGAATTAACAAACTCTGATATACTTAAATATTTCTCAATAATAACAAATAAGCAAGGTGCAGATATAGGAACAATAAAACTAAGTTGTCGTTCTGCGAAAAAGTTCCTTCCTTATGAGGGCTTCTATCCCGCACAGCGTGTTGAGCAAATAGCACAACTATTTAGTTCTTCTTATTCAAGCGTTCTGCAAGGAATTAGTGTAGACTTAAATACCGGCGGGGGCGGCGCTGCTGTTGGCGGTAAACACCCATTAAATATGAGTTTTGATCCGTTTGCAACAACTGGACAAGTCGATCAGAGAGGTTTTAGGCCCTTTTTTGCAGCATTTATGTCACCCGGGATCTTAAATAACTCTATCAAATCGGGAATTGGTGTTTCATACCCTTATTTTTCAAGTGGTAGTTTTGTAGCAAATCTTACAACTGGCTCATATTTTAGGCACATCGGTGACGATGTGCTTCCTGGTGGTCCTGATTCAGCCGGCCCAAGAATAAAAGCAAGTTTTGATCAGAAACTATCGTTCGAAGCAATCTTGGATCCACAAGCGAGTGTTGACTTTATTAAGGATGTCGAACCGCACCCATCAGCAATAATCCAAGGAGCTTCTAGAGTCATAACTTCTGAGACCGCAGATCCAAAATATACATATGCTATTAATAACTTCTTAGCAGAAACAATGAATTTATTCTTAAAAAACAACTCAGTTTCTACTATTGTCTCAGCAGGTGAAAGATCCTTTAACTTTGAAATAGGTAAAGAATATAACATGATTATTTCCCTAACTCAAGAAGGGATGTCAATTTATAATGGTGATAAATCATTTGGACCACCGGTTGATTCTGCTGGGAAAGATGGAACTCTAACAGGGAGTTCACATTCTCCTTATGTACCACCATATAATCAAAAAATCAACTCAACGCTGGGCGATATTACGCTTTCTCAAGGTCTACAACTAACCTTTAGACCAACTGAAGCTTCTCATACGATTGACTATATAATAAACAATCTAACCGCCTCTGCTGTTGACTTGATCCCAACTGGTAGTACTGTTTTCCCTGCATCATCTGGACTAGATTATTCATTCGATAATAGAATGAAAATAGAGGATGTAATCGATTATCAAAGAAAGATCCAAGTTGCAGAAGATAGTGAAAGACCTGAGTTTGCTTGGGTTATTCAGCCAAAATGGGAATGCCCAGTATTGGATTTCTCGCACAGAACCGCATCAGTAACACTCGCATCAGACTTTTACAATACTTCATCTGTTGCTGATAACTACTATGTTGGTATGTGGCACCAATACGGAAGGCTTCCCACTGGTTCACAAGGCATAAAAATGAAAATAATAGATGCGGAACCAGATGATGCAGCGCTTACTGGATCTTTAGCTGAACTACTTTCTATTTCCAAGACCTCAAGAAGACTCGGACAGCTCAACAATACAACAGTCAAGGAAGCAATTGTTGCTATTCCTTATTTAACAATTACAAGACCAGATGGACCAGGAACAACTTTAAAGAGGTTTTTTGAGATTGATGCACCATTCTGGGAAACTGCAGTTGGCTTCTTGGAGAATCCGGGAGACAGAGAAAGACCCAGTGTACCACAAGAATACTACTCTTTAGCAGAAAAAATGAGAAATTACGTATTCCCACCAAGAATGGATTTTTATAGAAGAGTTAGAGAAGTTTCTCCATTTGCAATGTTCATTTTTGAGTTCGATATGGATTTAAATGAACAGGACCTAGCAGACATTTGGCAAAACTTACCACCAGACTCAGTTGATGGTAAAGATCAGTTAAACTCAAGATTTGAATACGAAGAATCAAGTTTTGAAGTTCGTTATGGTAACTTTGAAGGTGCGTGGATCCCAGAAGGCGGCTTCCCAGAAGGAACACGCTGGATGGTGTTTAAAGTCAAGCAAAGAGCCAACTACGATTACTTTGAACAAACAAGAAAGTCCTCATTGGCGGCAGGCTACACAGAACTAGTAAAAGAAAAGGGCGCATTTGTAAACCCGACTTACAGTTATAACTGGCCGTATGACTTCTTCTCATTTACCGAGTTAGCAAAAATAGATGCAGAAGTATCAATTGATCCTTCAATAAGATCTGCTCCGCTTCCTGGTCCAATCTTAACTGGCGATATTCCAAACTTAGGTGCAATCGATTTTGAGAGAAGCCAAAGAGAGCAAGAAGCAAGGCAAGAAGAAGAAAGGCAGCAACTTAACAGAGAAAGAGAGTTGCGTATTTTTGGACGTAATCAAACAACAAACAGAACCCGAGATCCCGAGAGTAACTAAAAATGTCTTTATTTGACTCAAAACAAGAAGTTATAAACATAGAACTAACATCGCACGGCAAGAAACTTTTAGCACAAGGCAAACTTTCTCCAAAGTATTATGCTTTCTTTGATGATGATGTTATTTATGACTATTCTTATGCTGCCTTAACTGAAAGCGCCAATGGTGAAGCAGATGTTCGTATTAGAAAGCAAACACCTTATCTAAAAACAAACTATTCTGTGCTTGGTCAAGAAGTAAAACTAAATAAAGGCGATGTAAGTAATGATGTAATAAGCAAAATAACGGACTATGAAACCAAAACTTTGCTTAAGTATCCTCTTGGGAACTCAAAAATAGGAGAAGTTACTGGCTCTTATGTTGATTTACTGTTATTAGAAGGTGGAATAAGTAATGTTTATACTACTGCTTCAGCATTTTCTTTTAACGAAAAAACAGCATTTAACAAACAACAAACAAAAGTGCAAATAGAAGCATTAGAGTTTAGACCAGAAATACGCTCTTTACCAGAACCAACAATGACCAGCCCTCCTGAGTTGTTAGACCCTGAAAGAACTGAGCCGGCGATTGTTTCTCCGGTTTTAGAAGATAAAACTTACATTTATGTTGAAGTTGATAGACTTTTACTTTCTCTTAACGAACTAAACAGCATAGAAGACTATAAGAACTTTGAAATAAACGTCTATAAAATAGAAACTAATGACGAGGGCGAAGAAGAATACAACAAACTAAGGTTCTCTCGTCCTCCACAATCTTTAATAGATAGCGAAGGCTTTCTTTTAGAAGCAAACGAACTCCCAGACAACGAAGAAGAAATAGACAACAACTCAGTTGAGTTTTATTTTAACATTCGTATCGATGAGGAAATCGACACAGAACTACTTACTAGTAGGGTTCCAAGAGATGAACTTGGAAGACCAATTATAAACGATCCTTTAATTAGAGATGAAGTCACCATTAGACAAAGAGCAAACTTCTTAAGAGATGGTGATAATAACGGAGAGCCCTGTTAATGCTGACTAACTTTCCAGGACTTGGATTAGAAATAATAGTTGATAAAGTTTTTGTAAAAGAAACTTCAATCAACGTTTCTTTAAGTCTTGCTGTCGATCGCAACACAGTCGACATAAGCAAGGTACTCCAATTTCGTTTAATGTCGGTCGCCACAGATAACTCCACAAGATTTACAACACTAAAAAACAACGCTCCATTTAGTACATTAAAATACAACATTTATAATAAAAATAATGAATTTAATTATTTTGACTTTAATGTATTTCTTAAATCAAGAACATCTTATAAAACAGAAGGCGAAGACGGAGCGGAGGTTGACTACTTTAAGTTGGGGATGTTTGAAGTAAATCACACTCAAGAAGAGTTTCGAAAAGAAAACATCCTTGTTTCTTGCATGGAGATTCCAAACTTAGGCTCTTCATTAACAATGCAAGAGTTTGCCCTTATTAATGCAACTGCACCGGCTTTTTCTTTAGCAGTAAAAGAAAATAACGAACTATACCCTAACATACTTAACCCTTTTCTTAGAGAAGATGGAGATTCTTTAAGTGAATCTGAGCAGGATTTAGTTATTTTTCAAAGTTCATTTGACGGACAAACTTCTTTCCTAAATGTACCAGATGAGCCTACACAGGAAGAAACTTTAAACAAAAGAAAACAAACTTCTTTTTCAGATCTTTTTCCAAGTATTAGAGATAATAGTTTTAACTTTTTATTCTTTTTTGATATAAAAACAGCAATTAAAAATAATTCAACTATTTTCTCTTTATTATCTGAGGAGTTTCAGCAAAGAGCGATTTCTCAAACAGACATAAGAGAAACAAGACTAAACCAAGTTTCAAACCTTGGAGAACTAAAAGAAATATCACCTTTATTTCAAAGAAACTTTAATAACATTCCAGACAATGTTGTTACTTATAGCGGCTCAGAAGTTATAAAAGAATATACTAAAAATCTTAAGTTTAATTATCAGTCTAAATTTAAACTACTAAATGGTGTTTATTCTGTATTGCAAAACTTAGAGTTTAGCACGCAACAACTACAAGATTTCAAAGAGTTTATGAACACACAGTTCTCAAAGACTGCTGTTTATAACAAAGGCGAAGAAAGATTTGTTCCTGGTGGATTGGAGATTGTACTAAGAGATTTTCGAAGAGAGTTTAGTAATCCACTAGCAGCTGAGTATGAAGACCCAGCAGAATACTTCATGCAATTATTGTCCGATCTGATCTTTGCAGCAAGAACTATAAACACAGAAGAAAACAGAGAAGCAACTTTATTTGCTCTTAACGAACTTTTGAAAACAATCTCATTTTCCGCAGATCAAAATACAAATGAGTTTTCTTTTAACTTATTCTTTAAGACATTTGATAGTGTGGTAAAGATACTCGATTCAATCTTTTCAAGAACTGGTTATCGTTTATCAAATGCTGGTCAAGGAAAGAGCTCTCTCAACAAAAGTGGAGAAAGAAGTCTAATCGATTTAGAAAATGATTTCAACTACATTTTTGAACCATCCAGATATGAGTTGCGGTATTCTTATCTTCCAAACGCAGAGTTGATTAGCGGAGGATCAATCCCAGAAATAACTTTACAAAACTTCGCATCAGTATTGGAGCAAAGTATTTCTAAGTTCTATAATGATGTAAATGTTCCTCCAACAAGAAACAATAACCTAAGAGAGATAGAGAGTTCATCAGGTTCTGGTAGAATTGATGTTAACTCAACAAACTATCTAACTATCAACTCTTTAAAAACACCTAATGAAATCTTATCAGATTTATCAATCAATTATAGTTGGGATCCAAACATTTTCCTTTTAACCGCTCTAAACCTTATAAAGTATAAAGTACTTGGTGTAAATCCATTTGTAGTCGATCCTACTGAAAATGTTGAAGAAAAAATAGAAGGTTTACTAACAGAAATTTTTAATTATTTATCGATTTCAACATTTGATCTATCTGGTCTTTTATCTGTTATACCACCAATACTTAGTGCACCAGTTTTAGGTCTTGGGTTAGGCTCAACACCAGAAGAAGAAACAAGCGAAGAAAGGTCGGCTGAGGAAATTTCAACGCCAGCAGAGACACTTTTACTATTTGGTTTATTGGACGTGTTAGAAAACTTTATTGAAAACAACAATACTTATGAATACAATAAACTAAACCTTCAAAAAAGACTTAGAGAAGTCCTTAAGGGCGTTTTCTTAAGAAATCGCTTCGGATATTTAGAAGGCAACACCGGGCTTCCTTATCCACTTTATGCCCTTTACCAAAATACCGTGTTAGACATTGGTGAAGCAGTTCAAACAAACTTCTTTTGGGGTGGTCGTAGAAGAATAATAGAAAATCCTCTAAACGCTTCTTTGTTGCGTCTAAACTTTGCAAACATAAGGCAAATAAGAGTTTTTGAAGGTTTCGAAACACTTGAAGACGGAAGTGTTAACTTAGCCAATCCAATCTTTAACTTGTCCGATATATCTTCACTAAGTCAAAACGATACTGTTTTCTGCTCAATGGTCAATTATAACTTTGGATACGAAGATGAAGCTTGGTATCTAAATAACAGCAACATACTTGCACTGCCAGCAGAAAATGAGCACTTTTTCTTACGAAATCCTCTTAGCACAGATGCAATAGAATTCTTTAGAAGAGGAGCCATCGTCGATAGTCCAGAATTCATAGAAGAAACAGTAACCGGTGGTACAGGTACTACAACGGGAGCCGCAGAAGAAAGAGTACAAGAAAGTGCATCAAGATCGGGTGCTTTGTCTAGAGAGCCAATCAATTTTACAAGATCTGACGAATTCTAAACGAGAATAAAGCATGACTATTTTATCTAACAGAACATTAAAATTTTACAACAATGAAACAGTTTATGACATTGATCTAAAACAAACTGCTTTTATTCCAACCGGTCGTTTTACTTCTGAAGTAATCGTTGATACTGGTACTGGCGAAGTTGTTGAAGAAAGACCTAGAACAAACGTTGATGCTTTGCGCTACCTTACAGGACTTGCAAGATACAAGGATGAAACAATAGTCGATGTCGATGGGCGCCCAGCACCATCAGATGTTATCAAAACTATAAAAGATTTACCAGGAGTTTCTGTTCGAAGAAATGAGATAACCATCTCAGAAACAACACAACTTCGATACAGAATACCTTTTTATAAGATCCGCTTTTCTAATACATCTACAGAACAAGCAGAAGAAAACTCTATTTTCTACAAATCCACATCAGACATTAGACTGTTCTTTAGAAGTCTTGAATGGCTTGTTGTTTTTTATAGCCAAGAAATCTTTAGAGAGTTTTTGGAAAGAGGAGATCTTGAGGGTCCAAAATACCGACAAGTAACCGGAATGTCTGGTTTGGATCTTGATAACAGATCAGTAGTCGGTCATTACATTAGAAAAGCCGAAGAAACAATGCGACAACTTGGCTTTGGGAACCTAAAACCTCTTAAGACTATCGAGAATAGGGTTTTTGAAGACTTAGGCAGGCTCGAAGTAAGACCGGTTGTCCCTCCTTCTTTAACTTACTCAGACTTCAAGGTAGAAACTCTCGCTCAGGTACCAGAAACTACAATACGAAGAAACAACGACGAACTAAGCACTCTAAAGTTTTTAGTTGATGAAAACTACAACTTTCTATCAAGAGAGTTTGAGTTTGGGAACAGGGCGCCAGCAAACAAGAAAAATACCAATTTCCCTGAAACTCTAATGCCTTCTGCTTATGTTATAAGTGCCTTGGCTAGTTTAGCAGACCGTTATAGCAACGAAGAAGACCCAAGAGTGAAAGCACAAATAAACGCTAGGGGCATAGAACTCGCTAAGGCTTTATTGCTTGGAGGACAGCCCAGGTTTTTAGATCTAGGCGTGAACATTCTAAATCCTTTGATTGACTTTTCTTTGACACAAGAGTTTTTTGATAACTTCGGGTTCAAGGTAAAAAGAGCAACCAATAGCCAGATCTCAGAAGCCAACGAACAACAAGAAAACTCAAACTACGTTATTATAGACCAAGAAATAACAAAGAATTTTTCAAATACTAGTTTATTTCCATTTTATAACATTGTTACAATAACGGACCTTCCTTCTTTCTCAAACACTATAACCAGAACATTGGTTAACTCAGGTCTCAACAAAGGTATAGTTTTGAGACTTATGGATTTTATCAAAAACCCACTAGAAGCAGAAAATCGCTTAGAAGAAACCATTGGGTTGTTTGCAACGGTCTCACCTGATGTTGTGGGATTAGGGCAGCAGTCAACAGAGAGAAAACAAGTATTTACTTTAGACATGTTCTCTGGGCAGCCAAACACTTCCAGAATAACCGGTGATAATCTACAGATTGACTTTGGTGCACTACTAAACAGCATAAATGCACCTTTGTTCTTTAGGTTCTTAACTTCTACACCGTATGTTCTAAAGGCACCTGATATTCTTAGAAACATTGTTAGAGATCTTAGACAAATAAACTTAGACTCAATTACTCCTTATGTCCCAACAGAAGACATTAGAACTGATGGAACAGTAACTTTTATGGACTTTCTAAACATAGTAACTGAGTTTACAGAAGACCTACAAAGAATTTCGAGAAATCGTATACCAACCCCAAAACAACTTCTACTTGGAGAAAAAGATTCTTATTTTGAGCCCATCGCTTATAAAGTTACAAAAAGAAATGTAACAACAGATGAAACACAAGAATTCTTATTTATTAATGGGGAAGAAGAGCAAGTAGAGTTTGTTGATTCTCAGTTAAAGTTTAATCAAGAGTATGATTATTCTTTATCTTCTTTTAACTTTATTTTAGAGAATAACTACTTTTACGAGACCTTACCAGCAAGTGAATTTGAAGCGGGTATAGATTTCTCAAGCCCAGGCCAAGAATTTGTCTTTGGTACAAGAATGCATGTGGTTCAGGCTCCAAAAGTCTTAGAATTACCACTTGCAACGGAAGAATCAGTAAATGTTGATGCGCCCCCGATAAGACCAAACGTTGAGTTTTATCCAGTAAAAGATTTTGAAGATAGAGTAAAAATAAGATTATCTTCAATGAACTCAGTGGAGTTTGCTGATCCAATAATAATCGAAAATGCTGATCGTCAACTTTTTGCTTCTGTCCGTAACAGTCAAAAGGTTGGACCAAATGGTAAGATTAGATTTGCTTCTGATGAAACACCAATGGCTTATGAGATCTTTAGACTCGAAGAAATGCCAAGATCTATTACAGATTTTGCAGGAACAAAAAGAATTGCAAGAAGCGTAACCTCAAACAACGAAAGCACAGACGGTACGCTTATTCAGGACGCAATAAGACCAAATGTTGAGTACTATTATTTATTTAGAACATTAGACTTCCACGGTAAAGTATCAAACCCAACAGAAATCTTTAAATTTGTTTTAATAGAAAATGATGGATCTTTAATACCGGTTTTAACAGTTATTCCTCTTGATCAACTTGGTAAACTAGAACCTCAAACAAGAGAAGTAAGAAGATTTATTGAGATACTTCCAAGTGCCCGCCAGACTGCAATGCCTAGAAATCAGTTTGCTGGCAAGACGTCTGATGAAATAAGACAAATCAACTTTGGAAACAATTCTGTACAAGTAAGTGAATCAAATTCTATTTTAGATAATAAATTCTTAATAGAAGTTAAGTCAAAAAAGACAGGTAAGTCTATTTATTTAGAGTTAGATTACGAAATAAATAATAGCACTATTAGACAACCTGGTCCAAGAAGAAGAGCAAAAATAAGAACAACTGTAACACAAGCAGATGTTGAACAAGCCTTAAGAAGGCGAGAAGAAGAATAAAATTTATTAATAACTATTTATAGTATAAAAGGAGTTTATAGATGGCATTTTTAGACAATTCAGGTGATATTATACTTGATGCTGTATTAACTGACGAGGGTCGTAGACGTCTCGCAGAAGGTGATGGTACTTTTAGAATCACCAAGTTCGCTTTAGGCGATGATGAGATTGACTACGGTCTTTACAACAAGAACCATCCAAGTGGCTCTGCTTACTTTGATCTAGAAATCCTTCAATCTCCTGTTTTTGAAGCGTTCACAAATAACGCTTCTTCAATGAAGTCAAAGGTCCTAACAGTCAATAACCCTAACCTTCTTTATTTACCGGTTATTAAACTTAACAATGCTAATGGTAGAGGGACAGTTCCCTCAGATTTCGGAGCTGATACTTACCTTGTCCCTGTCGACAAAACAACAAACGACAAATTTACCGGCAACTCAATCGGCGTTATTCGTTCACCCGCTGATGGCGAACTAACAGAGACTGATGGCGCTGGTATTAGACTTGACCAAGGCTTAGATACAACTTCAATTAGTCCGGGTGCTGGTTTACCTAGCGACCTAAGAGAAGATACCTTTATTATTGAAATGGATAACAGACTTGGACAACTTATTGATCGTTCAGACGAAGGAACTCCAACCGTTAAAACTCCAAGTAACATCGATGATGATGACATTGCAACTTACATTCTTAGTGCAACAACAGACGAAAATTTTGTTGACGCAATTACAAACACCACTGGACAAGCTGGCCAAGTTATTGCAGGTCCAAGAGGAAATAAACTAAGGTTCCGTGTTCGTCCAAGAATCGACCTTGCAGAGTCTGATTACTTCTTTGACTTATTTGGTGCTACAGATGCTAGTGCAACTGTAACAAATGCTCCAACCTTAACAAATGTTAAATTTATTGATTCATTTGTTACAATCTACGGTGCGTCAACTGGATACACAGTTCAAGTTCCAATTAGATTCATCAAAGACAACTCATAATAACTAAAGAGAGAAAAAATGGCTTCAATATTTAAAACATTTTCACCAGACGATAAAGCACTAACTACGACTAGCCTTCACGAGGTTATTCCAATTACAGGAACAATCGTATCAGGAACATATTCAGATCTGAACATTAAAAATTATGCTCACGGCATGTTTCAGTCAGTTTATGACTATCCTTATCTAAGCTCATCAGCAAATCATGTATTTGATATTACTGTTGGCTACTCATCAAACTCTGCACTTTCAGGAGCATCTGCAACTCAGAATGCAAAGAAAATAAACATTTATAATGAGTTTGCAAAAATTCTTGTGCAGCCTGACATAACAGGATCAATTCAAGATTTTGATACTGATGGAAACATCTCTGGTGGTGGAACAAAAATGCGAGAATGCCTTTTCTTATCATTCTCTCGTCTATTAACAAAAGATGAAATCAAAAAAGGCTCTGTTGCTCTTACATTCTTAACCGGTGGCACTTGGGCTTCTCCAACTGATACATATACTGTATATGATGCCGGTGCTGTAACTGATTACAAAGTTAACTCGCCAGCTGGTGAATACGGTCTTCTTTACTCGAACTCCGCTGGTACTGGTAATCCAGTTGGTCATGTTTATTATCAAACAGGAATAGCGGTTCTTACAGCATCAATTTTTGATGGAAACTTTGCATCAACAGATGAAACCATCGATGCAATTCTTACCGGATCAGAAATTTCAGGTGCCGCTGATGGTTTAAGAAATAGAACAAATAATCTTCAGTTTAACAACACAACAGAACTCAACTCAACAATCTATTTCTGTCGTGCATCATCAAATGAGTTTAACTACTCTTCAAACCCAACTTATCTATCAGGTTCTCAGGTTGTTGTCAAGAACACAAGAACAGACACCCCTGTTTCTTATGTAACAACAGTTGGACTTTACTCCTCAGATAATGTCCTTCTTGCAGTAGCAAAACTTTCAGAACCTCTTAAGAAAGACCCAACAAACGAACTTACATTACGAGTCAGACTAGACTACTAAAATGAAGTTCTACCAGTTTAAGCAAAATGATGTGGTTAGCCAATTTAGGGTGGTTAACCCATCATGTTCTTTTTTTGCAAACGATAGAACCGTTTATTATAACGGCACTTCAGATAGTAGTGCTTCACTTGGAACAAAGGTAAATGGTGTTCCAAATGGTTTTGTTTCTCTTTACGAACTAAATGTTGATAGAGCAAGTGGTAATCTTATTTATCCGTTTGTTGAGAAAGGTTCATCATTAGATAGCCTTAGCACTGTAAGTGATGCATCTTTCAATGCTTTTTCTTATGGAGACGTTATTTCAGGCTCTTATCCACTATCAGCAAGCATTACAAGAAACTTTTATTTGCCAGCAGATACAACAAGAAGACAAATAAAAGCGTTAAAAAATACTTTAAATAGAAGCAGGATCTATTCTAATCACTTTCTTTATTCTTCACCACTTGGAGATAAGGGAACACAAACAATCGCTTTGATTGATGTACCTTCTATTTTCTTTGGTTCTGGAATAAAGTCAAGTACTTTAAAGTTAGATTTCTTTGTAACCGGAACTTTAACCGGTAGACTTGAAGCAAATGCGAAAGGTGAGTTGGTTCAAACACTTCCACAAGATGCAAACAGTGGTTCTGTTGCTGGAGTTGTTTTAAAAGACATGGGCGCCATTCTTTTGACTGGTTCGTGGGACGTAACAACGTTTAACGTTGATAACTATGATCAATCCGGTGGTTCCGCTGATCCTTTTAAGTGGTATTATTATCTTGCTGGAATCCAAGGCAATGAAGATTATTCATCTACCTCACTTCCTTCCTCATCTTATCACTTGCATTTTGAAGCCACAAGTGATGTTAACACAAAAATGATGTTTTGCACAGCACCTCGTGGAGAGTTAAATCAGTCCCAGAATCCTACCTTCTATACAAAAGATAGTTATCAAGAACTCTCATTCAGCGAAAGCCGCTTTGTAGAACCTGCAAGAATAATAAAAAACATAACATCTGCTTCTTATCAAGATCCAACAGCCACTTTTGAAAAAACAACTTATATTTCAAAAATAGGCATCTACGATGAAGATAAAAACCTTATTGCTGTTGCTTCGTTAGCAAGACCAGTAAAGAAAACTGAGTCTAGAGATCTTACCTTTAAACTAAAACTTGACATCTAGTATTTTATATGGTATAGATCTTATATGATTTTAGGATTAGACATAAGTACTAGTATAACAGGTGTTACTTTATTAGATTATAATAATAACATTATATTAAATAACTCAATAGATTTAAGGAAGTATAAAAACTTCTTTATAAAGAGTGAACAAGTTGCTGAAGTTTTTAAGAATTTATCTCAAAAACCAGATAAGATCTTTATCGAACAGTCTTTACAATCTTTTCGATCGGGATTTAGTTCTGCTGCAACTCTTTCTACTCTCTCTCGTTTTAATGGTGTTGTCTCTTGGCTTGCTTATAAAGAGTGGTCCATCGAACCCGAATACATCGCAGCCACTTCAGCAAGAAAGCTTGCCGGCATCAAGATAACCAAAGGAACACCAGCAAAAGAACAAGTCCTTCAGCATCTACTTGACAACGAGCCTTCGTTTGTGGTAGAGTATACGAGACATGGCAACCCTAAGCCTGATACTTATGATCGGGCTGACTCACTTGTCATAGCAAGAGCGGGACTTGAACTATGCACGAAAGAGAAAAACTAAGCATTGCAAAGCAAGCGCTTGGATATTCATTTAAATCAGGCGGTGAACATTTGTTTCACTGCCCTTTTTGCAAGCACCACAAGCCAAAACTTTCTTTGAACATCAAGAAAAATGTTTATAAGTGTTGGGTTTGTGATGCGTCTGGACGAAACGTTCGTCGTTTGATCAAGAAGTTTGGAAATTGGTCTCTTCTTAAAGAGTGGGATCGGTTCTCAAAGAAGATTGACTTTTCGGAGTTTGATGAAAAGCTTCTTTTGGAGTTCTCGGATGAACAAGAACAACAAGTTATCCA